GTTACGCATGTCAAGATTCCCCTAGGTATAAACTTATCTTTAATTGTTTTCTTATATCGAATGACTGTCCAACCAGCTTGTTTAAATATTTGTGGAACATCATCCTCACTTGTATAGGGTAGGATAGTTATGTCTAAGCATTGTCCTAATGGGTCAACTAAAAACCAATTAAACCCATCCCATTTAAAAGCACAACAATGTCTAAAACCTTTTTGGGTAAATACATCCCAGAAATGTCTGTTGTCTGAATCACCAAAGGCTATGTAATAATCTATTTTCATGCTGTTAACCAACTAATGTTTGCTTGTGGTTGTCCTATTCTTTGTTGTTTACTCTTGTCTCTGTATGCAATAGAGAAATACCTCCACGCATCGCTAAAGTGTGATGTCCAATCATGCAATGGATGTGGTTTATATATTCCTTTCTTCTCATCAAACTCTTTACGGTATCGTCTAAGAGCTTGTAAACCTTGCTTAGTGCTATCCTTTTTAAAGTAGCATTTAGGTAATATAGCTCTAGCAGCATGAATACCATCTTCAATAGTTAATCGTCTGACTACCCTAAAGTGAATACCTAGCTTACGAGCTGTCTCTAATCTTGACTTGCCACTACCAAGCTCTCTGACTTGAATATCATGTGGTGCGTAATGCTCACCTAATACAGCTTGATGTTTAGTTCTCCAATCATGCAGCCAGTTAATATAAAACTGTAGACCTTCACCTTGATTCTCATAGCAATCCACTACACGAATCTCCATACCTACTTGTTGTACTAACCAAATAGCAGTGCTGTCTGATATTCCTAAATCCCAGTACGTATCAACAGGAATCATAGGTTCAACAGCAAAGTCTATAATCTGGTCATCTGGAATAAACTTAGCAAAATAAGCACCATCTCTGTTAGACAATACTTCTCCTTCCCAAACATGATTGTACAAATCAATGTTCTTTTCTTTAAGATGTAGTCTTTCCTTCTCCAACTCTCGTGGAAACCATGGGTTCTCAGACCAGTTAGTTTTGACCACGTATGAATCTGGAGGAGTATTAATTACAAACCTTTGGTAAGTGTCATCCATCTCATCATTAGGGTTAAAGCTAATCATAAATTGGCTGCCCTCTTTTCTTAGCGTTGGGATAAGAGTCATCCAACTGGTGTAAGTTAACTGGTCAGCCTCTTCGCAGAAACAAACATCAATACCTTCCATTGATTTAACTTTAGAGATGTTAGACTTAATACCTTCAAAAATAAAACGTGAACCATTTGTTCCTATAATCTGAGTCTTCTGGACATCGAAATATTCTTGTAAGCCCATTCTGTTGATTGTGTCAGACAATAACTGTAAGACTGATTCTGATATGCTTCGTTGTACTTCTCTTACACACAACACTCTCGTTGGCTTCTGCCATGCTCTCAGCACTAATATCTGAGCTATACTCCAGCTTTTAGCACCACCTCTTCCACCATAGCTCACGAGATACCTATATTTAGGGTCTAGGAACGGTTCAAACTGTTTAGTTATTTGTAGCTCAACTTTCAAGTTCTTCCTCTATTCCATTAACTACACCTTCAACTACAGTAATAACCACATTGTTATCTGCTTGACCTGTCTGATTTAGATTTACATCCTTAACATCAGCATAACCTCTATCTTTTAAAACCATAGGAGCAAACTTATTCAGGACCACTGGATTTCTATCTTCAAAGACTTGCTTATTAATCTCCTCTTCCCATCTATCTTTCAGTGCTTCTTTAGCTTGTTCAACTGCTTCTCTGAATGTGTCAGTTTCTTTTGACCACGCATAGAATGTTTGCCTAGATATATCAACAGCTTTACAGGCTTTGCTCACATTACAATAGCTATTTACGTAAGCATTAATAAACTTAATCTGATTGTCTTTTAATCCATCCCCAATAAGGATAGGCATTTGGTTATCCATTAGTGTTTCGTATGTAACTCATGTTCTTCAGGTTTATCTATGATTAAATCCATTTCTTCTTTCATATCGACAATGCCTAAATGAGCATCATTCATAGAAATATTGAACTCTTCAGCAATAACAATTAAAGCTGTGAAATAAAAATCAGTTGCTTCATCATCATCAAAGTTATCAATTGTTTGGTCTATGCTACTCACCAGTGATAGGCTCTTTAGCATTTTGTTTCTGCCACTCTTGAAAATCACCAAGCTCACGAATAATTAACTCAAAGTTGTTCTTACCCATTTCATCTTTACAAAGATAACGACCACCCTCTGCTATCTTCTTCACTCTTTTAACTTTGTTCATTAGCTTTTCGATTTCATCTATCACTCTCTATCTCCTCTTCTGTAGGTAACTTAACTCCATACTCAGCAGCATGAATTTCAATTTGCTCTAAAAAATTTTGAAACTCTCCTACTGTTAAATACTTTGCTCTTTCATGCCTTTGTATCTTTGAGCCATCAAGATTACTAACAAAAGATGTTTCCCCTAATATTGATTGCTGTAATATTTCAGCCATCTCATTTTTGTGATGTCCATGAAAATCTCCAAGAACTCTCATCCAAACCCAAAAGAGTTTGTTTTGTTGACCTGACCTAGTTAACTTATCTTCTTCAAGAGTCAGCACAGCTTTGCTACCTTTGCACGTATTCCAGAAAGATGACCATAAAAATCTAAACATTCTGACCGCAGTTTCTGGGTTGCGATAATCAAGGTAAAGTTTCATTAGCCTAGACCATTCATTAGCCTAGACCAATAGCATTAGCAATAACACCGACAACTACAAACGCTATAACGATTGCTATCTTTGGATTAGCTTTAGCCCATGCTTTTGCTTTTTCAAAATATTCCATTTCTCTCTCCTTTGTTAAAAATTAATAATGTCATCGGCATACAACTTTCGTATAGTCCGAATAACTCCTTCGTTAAATTTATCTCTTAACCACTCTGGGTCAAAGTCATGAGACACTGCTCCATCTAAGTGCTGGTGGCACTGAAAGCAGCAATGGCTGGCCAGTAAGTCTCCAGACTTTTGAGCAACTCCGAATGATGGTAAGTGGGCCAAGACCGTTGTCTCGTTCTCACCACCCGATATGCAAACATTAGGTAGCATGACTTGACAGGGTTGCCCCTTTGCGTATTTACGTAACTTAGACATTCTGCTTTGCCTGTAGATACTTTACTATTTCATCAGACCTCTCTGTTCTTAACCTAGCACAGCGTCTCATCATCATTAAAAGCTTGGGTATCTTTGGTGGAAACTCACTACCCTCATCAGAAATCTTATCAAGAGCTTCTGTCCAAGACAGGACCACCATGTCATCATGCCTAGCTAATTGTGAAGCTAAAAACTGCCAAAGCTCAGCCTTGTCTTGAGACTTTGGTGTAGCCCAGCCATATTCCATCTCCAAACGTGTATAAATCTGTGAAGCTATGTCTATGTAATCTAATTTATCATCCATTAGCTTGCTCCAGTTTTTTTATTGACCTTTGTAAAGCTAAATCATCAAGGTTTGCTGTTTGAGCTTGTATAACCTTTCCTCTCATCTGAGCATGAGTTTGTGGTTTAGTGCTAAAAGATGACAACCAACCTTTACGAACATAGTTCCTAAAACCTGACTGTATATCTTTAAAAGGCTTATCTCTATTTGAAGCAGCATCTTTAAATTCCTGTACAGCAATCCTTAATACTTGGTTAGTAACATTGCCATAAGAATCTTTTACTGCTTGTAAAGAAACCTCATTTGGATAAAAATTATCTATAAAAGAAGAGATATTAAAACTTGTACTATTACCTTTGACGTTTTTGTCAATAGGGGTCATGACATTATTGTCATGGGGGGTATTGATTTTTTCGTCAATAGGGGTAGCTAAACTGATAAACCTCTTGTCTATTTGTTTGCTTCCTTCCTTGTATTTAATCGTTCTCTTAATAAATCCTAACTTCTCAAGGTGCGATACCCATCGGCTCACAGTCTCTACAGAAACGTCATACAGCTCTGCAAAATATTTGTTAGTTGCAAAGCATTGACCGTTCATGTTTGTCAGTGCTGTAATCTCAGCAAACAATAATTTCTCGTTAGGCTTTAACACCTTCGAGTACCTAACGTCAGCTGTCAGTATTGCATAGTAACTTGGCTGCTCCTTTGTTTTTTGTATATTCATCACGTATACCCTCTTATTGTAAAATTAAAATAGCCTTGGTTTTTTTTAACAACCTTCTTAATCAACTCAATACGCATTACTCTTG